CGCCCGTGGTGGATGGCGTCTGCCCCATGACCCGTTGCTTTTCAAGGCGTCTTCGAAGGCGGAGGTGCTTAGTGCTAAAAAGATCGAAAAGAATGAGCCTCGTCTCTTCATCATTCCCCCTGTTGAGCTGTTGCTCCTTGAAGCGTCTCTTGCTCAAGACTTGGATGACCAACTGAAGGCTATAGCTGCCTCAGATCCTACATTCGTTTTTCGCCTCGGTACTGTCTTTCAGCACGGAGGTTATAATGCGCTCTTTGCGCATATTGATCGTTGGCAGCAGATCGTTGCTGGCGACGTCGAGAAATGGGATACCAAGTTGTTTGCGAGCTTGTTGATGATACCTCTTAGAATTCGCTGGCACTTTCTTCTTCGTGGAGGTGCCTCTCAGCGCGATTATGAGGCTCTTGTTTTTACTTATCAGGAAATGATTCACTGTCTTGTACTTCTTTCAACTGGCGAAATTGTTGAAAAGTTTTTGTCTATGTCGTCTGGCCGTTACGTTACAGGCAGCGACAATTCGCTCATTCACATGGTGGTGCTGTGCTGGGTCTGGAAACAGATAACTGGCAAGTGCTGCCGAACATTCTTCACTGAAGCTGGCGCTGCGGTCAATGGCGATGACCACCTTTTAGGTGTGCCTCGTCGCGCTAATTGGGATTGGTCTTTCACCAACCGCTCGCGTCTCTATGCTATGGTGGGTTTGTCCCTCTCGAAAGAAAAGGATTTCATGTCCAATTCTGTGGAAGGAGCGATTTTCCTCGGGTTACGTTGTGTTCGCAATGGATATTGGTTCGACCCCGTCTTTCGGGATTCGAATAAGTTGTTGTGTGCTCTTGTGCACTATGATTCGAAACGCAGCGGTTCTGATCCTGAGGTTGTAAAATCCAGACTAATCAATTTTCGCTACTTGTCTGCTTTTGATGATGGTCTGTTCTACATTGTCGATAGCGTTTGTCACCTTTTGACGAACATCAAATGGGAAGCCGGAGAGCTCTCTGAACAAACCTACTACCAGTCTTTCTGGCGTGGGCTAGACGAAGGTAGTTATCGTCTAGAATCTGCAGTTGGCCCATTAAAGCTCTAGACGCTGCAGAAAAACAACAAAAGAAAACTACGTCCGAAATATTCGCTCTATGGGAAAACTTGACTCACTTCTGCAGACTATCCGTAAAGGAGCAGATACCTACGCCCACGTTCAAAAAGTGGCCGTTGACCCGGCAGGACAAGCAGCGATGCACCTTGCTCGCAACTTGCTGGGATTCCGCGCCACAACAGTGGGCGGAAAGGGTGGAAAGCGCAAGGTCAAACGCGCCCTCGGTCGAAAGGGGGGCCGTCAAGGCAAGCGCAAAGGAGGCCGCAAAGGCGTGTCTTTGGACATGGGAGGACAAGTGGTCGAGAGCGCCAATGCTCCTGTGGCGTTCGCTCGTACCGGCCAGATCAAAACTGCCCTCAAAACTTTCAAGGGTGAAGCCCTTGATGGACTTGGTATCCACACGGTGGAATTGCCTGTCGTGGGAGGAACTGGAGATGATGCCAATTTGGTGAAGATGGGTGCTTCTGGAGCTTTCGAGCTCAATCAGCAGTACCAATTGAATCCGATCTCATCCACCACCTTCCCACAGATGGCACCCGTTGCCAATTTGTACAAGAAATTCAAGCTTAAGCAGCTGAAGGTCCATTACGTTCACACATGTCCTACAGCCCAAGCGGGTCGAGTTGTGATCGGTTTCTCTCCTGATCCCGATTTTACTCCTCCTACCAGTTGCACTGAGATCATTCGTCTTTCGAACAGTGCTTCTGGTGCCGCGTATGAAGATTTTTCCCTCTCCTGCAATCTCGATGGAATCCAGAAGGATTGGCAGTACTGCTCTAATGAATCCGATGACGCTGATGTTCGTCTTGAACAGCCTGGCGTTATTTTCGTCGCTAGTGATGGAAACAACAGTGATGCTACTGCTGATGTCGGAAACCTTTACATCGAAGCTGCGTTTGAGTTCGTGGATCGAGAAGACCTTGGCCTTTTGGCATCGTCAATCGTTTACCTTATGCGCAGACTCCGGTGCAAGAAGACACTCTCTGTCGACGACAAGCTCCGCGTTCTTGCGGGTCCTGTTCGAGAGTTCTTTAAGGAGCAGAAAAAGATGGAACGCGGCCCTGATGAGATTGATAAGCTCATCAATGACACTCTTCGTGCCCCACCCATTGTCGACCAGAGTCAAATTGTATCCCGTGCTCTCCCCAGTTCTACAGCTGGAAGAGGCGGTTTTGCCTGACGGCTTTTAACGTCTCGCTCTCGTGATTGGAAACTAGTGTTTAAACTCAGCGGAACAATGTTCTTCCCTTGGCCAGGGAATAGCTCTCCATCAAAAACGAGAAGTAGTTCAGAACCCAACTTAAC